TGTGAAGTTGGAGCCATGAAAATGGAGACAGCTGGTTCATTGAAAGGTGGCCAGTGGGTCTGGGCTTTGGCTAAGATGACTGATGCGTTTGAGCTGTTTGGTGGAGATACTGTAGAAGGATATCTACTGTTCTCAAATCCACATATCTATGGACGTGGAATTGACATCCAGCAGACTTTGACTCGGGTTGTATGTCAGAATACAATCAACGTTGCATTGAACACTGGTTCTAAGAGCAAGGTTCGTTTCAATCACCGTCGTGTGTTTGATGCTGATCTGGCTAAAGAGCTGCTTGGTCTTGCTTCTGATAAGTTGCAGAACTTCAAGTCAATGGCTCAGTTCCTTGGTACAAAGTCGTTCAAGGATGAGATTGTTCAAGAGTACTTCAATGAAGTGTTCCCTGGCTACAGCAAGAAGACAGAAGATCGTAAGCCTTCTGCTAATGCTCTTCGGGCCTTCGAAGTTCTTGAGACTCAGCCTGGTGCAGAGTTTGCTAGAGGAACATGGTGGCAAGCTCTTAACGCAGCTACCTATCTTGTTGATCATGAGATTGGTAAGTCTCAGGAGTCTCGTTTGACTTCTAACTTCTACGGAGCTAACAAGAACCTGAAGATCAGGGCTCTGGACAAAGCTATCGAGTACGCTGAAGCTGTCTAGGAAGTATAGGATATCAATCAGCCTCCGCTCCGGTGTAAAGAACATCGAAGCGGAGGCCATCTTTAAAATGGCAAACAGCGCTGTTGACTTAGGCAATGGTCAGTTGTATAATTTAACAATGGGAAAGTGGTTCATACTCGAATGTGCGGACGACTTTGATGTTGATCACCTATGTAAGAATCTACTTGCTAACATGGTGATTGAGGACTATACAATAGAGGAATTGACAGATGGATTATCTGTTTGATGTAGATGGAACGCTGCTTGATATTACACATCGGTTGAAGTTCCTTCGTGAGAAACCAAAGAGCTGGAAAAAGTTTCGTGATCCCAAACAAAAACGTTGGGATGAGCCAATCAGACCTGTGATTGAGATCATGAAGGCCTTACGTCTAGCTGGGCACACTTCTATTATTGTGTCTGCTAGGATCAAAGATGAGGAGGAAGTTACTAGGGATACTCTGCGTGAGTGGGTTCCTGATATAGATGACATTCCAATGTATCTTAGATCAGATAAGGACTATAGGAAGGATGCTGTTGTCAAAGCAATGCTCCTTGATAAGATCCGTAATGATGGGTACAATCCAGTTATGGTTTTTGATGATCGTCCACAAGTTATAAATATGTGGCATGAGACAGGACTGAAGGTAGCTGATGTCCGAGATCCTTCAAAAGGAGATTTCTAATATACAAATTCTATAAGAAAGACATACCCGAAGTCGACACTGTCGATTCTTTCATCAGACGTCATACAGACATTGTTGAGAGGATCGACAGTTTTTCTGTGGACAATTCTGGTATACTTGAAATGGAATGTATTCTACCTATTAGCAGTTTGCAGAATGCTGTGGACTCTGCATTCACCATGTTTGGGTGGCATGGATTCTTGATTGCTAATTTTGGTGAAGGATATGGTGATCAAGATATGCGCAGCGAGAGAATAGGTGGGTTGTCTATCACATACAATCCTGACTTTCGTCAAGATGATATTGACATCAATTGCCAGACACTAGGCAACAGGAAGTACAATCTACCACCAGAGATGTATGCTGGTGAGAGAGGGAATAAGATATTTGAGCAGGTCAATATAAGAGATCTGCGGACTGAGTTCTTCCAAACTGTCAATAATAAAGGTGCAGGCCCTGCGTGGGACTTCCTACATGATCAACGTATTATATCAAAAAAGACTTGGGAAGAGGAACGCGACTACTATCATAATTGGTCCTATAATCCAGCCGCAAAGAATCAGACTGGCAAGAATACCTATAGCGATGCTCTCGGGTTCAATAGACTTACACCAGCGTGTAGTTTTGGTTTTCTTGGCGAGGTATTTGGTGGAATTAAACGTACGATCGTTCGAGGACGAATTGTTGAAATGATGTCTGGAGATTTGCACTGGCATCGTGATGAATCCTTCTATATGAACTTCAGAATAAACATTCCTCTGTATTTTGACAATAGTACTGCGATAGCTACCGAAAAAGAGCAAAAATATATGCGCCCTGGCTATATGTATCATTTTGATACCGGTGAACCACATGCTGTCATAAGAAATTATGACCATCCAAGGAAAAGAGTTAACATCATTCTTGGTGTGTGTCCTTGGTTTGATTTTGATGAGGACGAACAGGCCTGGGTATCAAATGAATACTATGGTAAGATGCATCCCTTAGATATGTTCAAGGAGGGTCTATTGGTTGACTTTATCTAAACAGAATATCATTAAATGGTTACTTGGTCTGTATTTCGTATGGAGCATCTGCGCAGACATAGCACTAGCATCAGGTATCATTTATCTAATATTCTTTTAGTGTTGACCTCAAATGTAATGTGCTGTATAAATATACATAGTGACGTTGAAGAGGACATTAAAACTATACTGGACGCGGGGGCAGAACCCGCCGCCTCCACCAAAAGCATACTAGTGAATCTGGGCACCGACTAGGTGATGTTTGGGCTCCGGACCTGAGCAAAATATCCTGGGGTAGCCTACAATACAGTTGGAAGAGTCGTGCACAGGCTGCTTCCTGAAACTAGTATGTTTTTGATGGGGGCGAATTAGGATCGACAGGTAGAGAATAGGGAATTGGAGTCATTAGGTTGATCGCTTATAGATCAAACATAGTAAATGCAAACGATAACTTTGCTACTGAGGATTATGCTCTAGCAGCATAATTTGACGGGGTTCGGAGGTACCTGGCAACAGAAACCTCCACATAATTTTAAGGAGGAGAAAATGACAGAACGTATCAAACAATGGTTTAAAAGGATCTCTTGGGTTCCTTCTAAGACGAGTGCTCATGCACTGAATAATTTTAGACGTACTAGCAACTCTAAGTACGAAGACGTGTGTATGTAATGCTTGACAAGGCTCCTATTACGCTGACAAACAGCGCTATAACTTATCTGAAAAACACAGCTATAAATAGTGGTAAGGATTATGTTTGGTTTGGAGTTGAAGGTGGTGGTTGCAGTGGGTTCAATTACAAATGGGCGTTTGTAGATGATCCAGACCCAGATGATTTTAAGATATCACTTGGTAGCACTGCTAATCCTAATCATCGTGAGTTGTTCTTAATAATTGATCTTATCAGCGAGATGCATGTGATGGGATCAGAGATTGATTATGTACAAGAGCTTGGTGGCTCTTTCTTGAAGGTAAACAATCCAATTGCAGCTAGTTCATGTGGGTGTGGAGAAAGTTTTAGTGTATGATAACAATTGAATGGAAGGGTAAGATAGGTTATGGTGACATAATCTCCCCTCTTTGTTATGCGCATAATGTAGCTCAGAAGAATTGTGATGATGTCACTCTTCATGTGCATTGGACACATAAGAGAGGTGAGAAGTATAAGCCAGAAGACAAGGATACACTAGACAGTCGTCTAAAATACCTGTGGTCTATCTGTCAACCAATTCCATATCATAAAGTTCATCTAAAACAGAGTTTTGGTACAGACATAACGTGGAACCATACTAACTACGATGATGAGTCTGAATTCCATAATCTTTGGTGGTCAAGAATTAAGAATCTTGATGTAGCCAGGCCCTATGTTGTAATGAACACCACACAAGGACATAAAGAGCAGTTTGAGGAATACGATCCTGGTAAGCAATGGAAGGATCCAGTAGGTGTAGACAAATGGCAACAAGTAGAGAGTCATATTAAGACTGTATGGGGATTTGATGTTCTCCATTGTGACTACACTGACTCTGTAACTGAAGCTGTTGACAAATATAAGAAAGCATTTTTGGCTGTTGGGTACCATGGATCAACAGCATGGGTAGCAAGATATCTTAGAGTCCCAATGCTCATATACTCTACAAAGAAGATTACAAAGTCTGCTTTTCCTTGGGCGTTGGTCAAAAACAAATATGAGGAAGGTGACTTTACAAAGATCAATCCTCATGAGCTTAGACGTAAAGGTATAGAACGTATTAGAGAATTGGAGAAACAAATTGATATATACCTCAACACTCCCAATATACATCGGTTACGAGGCAAGAGAACATGAAGCCTGGAAAGTATGTGATTATTCTATTAGAAAATTTGCCAATCAACCAATAGCACTTAAATCGGAGAACATTAATGAATATGCTAGAGATCATGGAGAGCCTCAATCAACAGACTTCACTTTTACTAGATTTTGGGTTCCGTATCTCCAAAACTACAGCGGATGGTCAATTTTTGTTGACTGCGATTTTCTCTTTCTAAAAGACCCAAGAACTATTATGGCTCATGTAGATGAGTCTAAAGCTGTATCTGTTGTACAACATCCACCTTATATACCACATACACAAGTTAAGATGGATGGTGTAAGCCAGCACAAGTCATATAGAAAGAACTGGGCATCACTAATGGTGTTCAATAATGCTCATCCATCCAATAAAATATTAACGCCTAAATACCTTAATGATCATGTGCCTGGATTAGATTTCCATCACTTGGCCTGGTTAGATGATGAAGAGATAGGTTCAATACCATTGGAATGGAATTGTTTGGATAACTACTACCATCTTGCAGATCCCGCTGCAATTCATTATACAGATGGTGGTCCTTGGTTTAGAGGACAATATCTCAATACTAGATATGCAGGTGCATGGGTTGCTATGTGGAATGAACAAAAGACTTTTGAATGATTGACCTTACTATATCATTAACATATTATGGACAAGTTGATAAGCTGATTAGACATTTAAACTTCTTTTCAGATTTGAATGATGTGTTTAAAGAGAGAGTCACAGTACAAATAGTAAATGATGGGTTTGATGATCAAGGTATCTTTGAAGATGCTGTAGGTTTATATAAAGATAGGTTTAACTTAAAAGGATACAGAGTAAAACAGGATATTGGTTTCAATAACCACGGGTGCAGAAATTTAGCTATGCTGAAGTCTCCAACTCATTGGAATTGGCTGATTGACATTGATGCCTTTGTAACAAATGAGTTGTTAGAGGCTATACTAACGACACCCTTACAAGAAAATCAGTTCTACGTCTTTGAGGTCTTTTTTGACCACGTTGATAATCCTGAAGACTATGATTTATATGATCCTAAGAAGATATTGAAGTGGGTCTCGCACCCCAACATATGGCTTATTACAAAGCCCTGCTTTTGGTCCTCCGGTGGATATGATATGGAATTTGCCGGTATGAGACATGGAGACCAAGAGTTTTTTGAAGCGATTGACAAAGACAAATACGAACACTTCCTGTTTCATCCTGAGCTAGAGGAGAAACACAAATTGTTTATAGAATCACCAAACAGAACTAAATCGTATCTAAACCAAATAACAGAACATGTCGGATATTTAAATAAATGTGTTGACTTTGTTAAGAAAAGGAACGATAATAAAGAACGTAAGATGAAAAAGCGTTTATTATGTTTTGATTGGGAACAGGTGGTTTGAATATAAAAATAATTGGGGTTGTTGCTGGTGTTATGCTTTGTGCTACCACAGCAATAGGAAAAGAGAGTATATCTAACGAAGAGGCTAGAGAGAGGTATTGTATGGCTGAGGCTATACTATTTGAAGCAGGCAATCAACCACTAGCTGGTAAAGTAGCAGTTGGTGAGGTTATCATGAATCGTGTAAGGTCTAAGAAGTATCCTAATACAGTTTGTGGAGTGGTACATCAAGGACCTATATCTTCATGGTGGAAGAAAAAGCATAACAAAATAGTTCCAGTTAGGAATAGGTGTCAATTCTCATATTACTGTGATGGTAAAAGTGATAAGATCACTCGGTGGGAAAAAACTCACACGTGGACTAATGTGCTAAAAGCAACAATATATGTCATGACAACTGACGTTGAAATTAGTAAATTTAATTTAACTAATGGTGCTACACATTATCATGCCACATATGTTGACCCACATTGGAACAAATATTTACAGCAAACAGTACGCATTGAGGATCATATATTTTACAAATGAACATAGAGCTAAACATAAAAACACCTTCTCAGTTTGCAATGGAGATTGAGAAGATAGTACAAGAGAAGTCGATTGAATACCTTGATGCAGTTATGTATTATGTCGATAAAAATAATGTAGAGATTGAGACTGCTGCATCGCTAATCAAAAGCAGTCAAATCTTGAAAGGTAAAATAGCAGCAGAAGCTGAAGACTTGAAACTATTGAAAACGAAGAGTGCAAGGCTACCTTTATGAACGCTTACGAAGCATTTACTACTTACATGGCATTGAAGAGGCACTTTACCTCTGACTATGATATGTTTAAGTACCAAGGCAAGTTAAGTAATACAGATTATAATAAGTTTGAAACTAGACGAGACAAGTACCAGTTTCATAAACTATCTAAGTTGAAGAATCCCCATGACTTTGTGTTAGCCAATATATTACATGATAGTAATTTTTGGGCTGGGGATGTGGACAATATGAGCACTCATGCAGTATATGTTAACTGGCAGAAGCGCCAACAGAGCATGAGCTATTTGTTCAAACAGGATCTTAAACGGATGAATGATGAGTATGACAGCAATCTTTTGGTTGGTGATGGTACTCATCCTTATCTGTTAAGATTAGTCGTTAAGGAGGATGTGGGTATTGAGACTATGATTATCTTGAATAAACTCACACCCTTCTTCGGCTACTGGACTAAAAAACTCAAGGATGACCTGTTATGGGAAGTTCTGAGAAAAAAGTCTGAAAAATATGAGAAGTTCTTTATAAATAGTGTTGACTTATCTACGTATAAGTCCTATACTATGGAACACTTTGGATAAAACGTACATATCGCTATACATCGCTATAAGGAGAAAAATATGTCATTTGCAGCAATGAAGAAGAACCGTAATAAGAATCTTGATAAGCTAACTCAAGAACTTACTAAACTCAACCAAGGCCCAGCACGAGACGATGATGGCTTCTGGAAACCAGAAGTTGATAAGTCTGGCAACGGTACAGCAATCATTCGATTCCTACCCGCACCTAATGGTGAGGATGTACCATTCGTTCGTATCTGGGACCACGGCTTCCAAGGCCCTGGTGGTTGGTTCATTGAGAAATCCCTAACAACCCTAGGAGAGAAGTGTCCTGTTTCTGAGTATAACTCTATGCTTTGGAACTCTGGCACTGAGTCTGATAAGACGTTTGTTCGTACTAAAACGAAGCGCCGTCTTTCATTCATCTCTAATATTGTGGTGGTTAAGGATCCAGCTAATCCAGCTAATGAAGGTAATGTATTCCTCTACAAGTATGGTAAGAGGATCTTTGATAAGCTCAATGATGTTATGTCACCTGAGTTCGACGACGAGAATGCAGTCAATCCTTTTGACTTCTGGGAAGGCGCCAACTTCAGGTTGAAGATTCGTAATGTAGAAGGCTATCGTAATTATGATAAGTCTGAGTTTGATTCACCCTCTGCTTTGTCAGAGGATGATAAAGAGCTTGAAGAGATCTGGGCTAAACAGCATTCTCTTCAGGACCTGGTCAGTGCTAAGAACTTCAAGTCATATGATGAGTTGAAGAGTAAACTCTACAGAGTACTGGCCTTAGATGGAGGCGGTACGGCAAACACAGTTACTGCTGATGAGTTGTCTGAAACCAAAGCCGCTCCACCTGCTACTTCGGAGAGTCCTTCGAAATCTGAATCATCTGCTCCTTGGGACGAAAGTGTCAACGACGATGATGATGACGGGTTGAGTTTCTTCAAGAAACTAGCAGACGACGAATAGTCGAGAATAAGGGGGCCTTGGCCCCCTTATTTTTTAGAACATAGTTGATCTTGTTATATCAGCTTTTGTCTTACCCATTTCAATAATAATTGTATCTGTCTTATCTCCACTCTTTGCAGGAGGTGCTGGAGGACTAGGTGGAACAATAATTGGTGAACCAGTTCCACTGGAAGCCTTTGCATCAGCGACAGCTTTTTGTACTGCATCATCATTTACAGTAGCTGTCTTAGCAGCTTGTGCACCAGCAACTGCTCCACCTGGAGCTACACTAGGCACTTTTGGTTTATCAACTGTTGGTGATGCTCCACCACCCATAGATACAGCATCTGCTGTTGGTAATGGAGTTTCTGGAGGTTCTTTACCGTTAATCATATCGTTTATCATACCAGGGAATGCATCTACTTTTTGACCTAACAACCATTGAGCTAATCCCTGAGCAACCATATCTCCCATGAAATAACCACCTATACCACCTACTAATCCTCCAATTGCAGTACCAGCAAGTGGGACAACAGAGCCTATCGTACCTCCTGCAATTGTTCCTAACGTAGCTCCTCCTAATCCACCCAACAGACCTGCTATATCATCTACTTTACTTTTAACGTCACCAGGTTCATTTAATATTCTTATAAGATCACCAGCTGCAAATAATGTTCCAACCATTGGAATCTTTTTACCCAAGCCTAGTAGCTTTTTCATTCTTGGAAATTTACTAGCTCCTGCTGGTTTAGATGCAGGAGACGTGGAAGCTGCTGGTGCCGAGGCCGCGGCTGCTGGGGCACTAGCAGCTGCTTTCTTAATTGCAGCCAAGCCTTTTTTATCACCAACTTTTGTTGCTGATGGTGTTCCATCTACACCAGCATAAACTTTATTACCAGCCTTTGATGTTACTACATCTCCAGGCTTAGGTTTTGCAGGAGCTGCTTCAGCTTCACTGCCACCAAACATACTGCCAAGTCCGACTGCACCTGCTGCCATTGCACCAACTTTTAATAATCCACCGAGACGGCCTCCTCGACGACCTCCTCCTTTTGCTTCCTTGCCACCTCCAGCTGCAGCTCCACCAACACCTTTCTTTGCTCGACCACCAAGACCTAACAAAGCCGTTGTTGCCATTGAAAGAGCAGAAAACAATCCTTTGATAATAAGACCTGGACCTTTTATCGCTAATAGGGCAGCAGCAATACCTCCAAGGCCTAATTTAGCGCCTAATGAAACATTACCATCTTTATCAAGGATACCTATTGATGTACCAAAGTTAATAAAACCTTCACCAACCTTGTTTAAGTAGCCAGCTATGCCACCTTCTCTTCCTGTTTCTTTTCCGTCTTCATCAAAACCCATTTTGCCAAAGATCATATCTTTTATACTAAATCCAGTCAGATCTTCTATCATAGTGTTCAAAGCATTACCCATATCTGTTAGCTTTGTTTTTACTCTTTCAGCAAAATCACCAACGAATTCTATGACAGTAGAAAACAAACCTTTATCATCACTAAACGGATTTATAGCCTTATCTAAATCTTTAAGGGCAGGCAAAAACGTACCATCCCACCAATCCATTACCATATCTTTAAGAGGAGCAAATGCTCCAGCTAAAAACTCCGTGATCTGATCTTTAAATAAGATACCAAGACCAATGAGACCAAACCACTTAGTCCAATCAAATGCTGTACCGAGTCCACTTTTGACAGCATCTATTAATCCTTGTCCTAATGATTTGTCTGAGCCACCACCCATCTTTGGCTTTTCAATAGCAGTACGCTCTTTTAGACCTTCCGTAGCAGTCTCCGCAGATGTTTCTTTTGCATCTTTTATTAGAGCTTTTCTTGTTAAGAAGGTATCCTGCTTGATACTTAATAGTGTACTATTAACATCTGCTAATGTGGCTTCGGCCATTGTTATTTCCTTGACATGTAAGCTGTCATACCCATATAAGCACCTACCACACCGGCCATGCCGATGTAGAAGAGGCCGAACAGATCG